AATATAAAGTGCAGGCAGTGTCTGCACTTTTTTTATGCTTTAGAAAATCTAAAATATTATATTTATAAACAAATGGCTGACGGTAGAAAACGAAATATAAATTTTCCATTTAAGGATAGTAATGTAGGTGATTACATAGAAATGACTGAGGTATCTGGAGATGCGTTAAAATCAAATCTGTTGCATCTTTTATTAACTAATAAAGGTGAAAGACTATATCTACCAGATTTTGGTAGTGATTTAAGAAAATTTATATTTGAACCAAATGATAAAATAACACACGATGAAATTAAAGACCATATAAACCAATCAGTTAAACAATATTTTTCACAGGTAGAAATTACTAATATTTCATTTGAGAATGTAGAAAATGAACAAGTTATTAGGGTTATTATTTCATTTACAATAACAGAAGGGGCTTTCCAAAGTCAAGAAGAACTAGATATAACATTATAATATGGCTAAAAAAATAGATTACAATGCTAGAAACTTCGCAGAGGTAAGAAGTGAATTAGTAAATTTTGTAAAACAATATTATCCTGATGTGTATTCTGATTTTAATGATGCATCAGTAGGTATGATGTTATTAGAATTAAACGCTGCGGTAGGTGATATGTTATCATATCATACTGATAGAACATTTAATGAAACACAAATAAGTTATATGCAAGAGAAATCCTCTTTATTAGAACTTGCAAGAACATTTGGGTTAAATATACCGGGAAATAGACCTAGTGTAACTATAGTAGATTGGACAGTTACAATACCAGTTGCTGGTACAAATGCATTAGGGGATACATTTAATTCATCTTATGCACCAATCATAACTAGAGGTTCACAAGCAATAGGTGCTGGTAAGGTATTCGAATTAATGGAAGATTGTGATTTTTCATCTCCATTTACTAGTGGAGGAATTCCAAATAGAATATTATTACCTAATTATAACGCTAATAATAATATAGAGATTATACGGTAACTAAAAGAGAGTTATGTTTTAATGGTTTCACTAAAGTATTTAAGAGAGTCATCAATACGGAAGACTATAAACCATTTTTAGAGATTATTTTACCTGAGACTAATGTATTATCTATTGAAAATGTATTACAGGTAGAAGGTACTAACATTTCATCTACACCAACAAACGAACAGTTTGCGGTTTTTGAGAATAACTTTTACGGTGTTGAAGCACTTGCACAATCACAAATTTTCATAGAGGATAATGCTGTAGTAAGTGATAATAGCGTAGTAAAACCAGGAAAATGGGTAAACGTACCAAAGAGATTTATTAAAGAATTTACAGATAAAGGATTTTGTAAAATTATTTTAGGTGGTGGTGATGAAGATACATCAGCATTAAATGATTTTGTTGGTTGTCAAGGACAAATTGATAGAGTAGGTAATTTTGTTAATAATTTATCTTTAGGTGAAATACCAAAGGTAGGTACAACACTATTCGTTAAATATAGAGTAGGTGGTGGTTCTGCTAGTAACTTAGGTGTAAATAGTATTAATGGTTTAGGTACTGTAAATGTTATTGTTGGAGGAAATGACGCTTCAGAAAATAAAAAAGTTAGAGATAGCGTAAAGGTGAATAACCCAATACCTGCAATTGGAGGTAAAGGAACACCATCAGTAGATGAATTAAGAAATTTAATTAAATATAACTTCGCTTCTCAAAACAGAGCGGTTACTATTAAAGATTATAAAAATAGAATTGATTTAATGCCAGGTAAATTTGGTGTACCATTTAGATGTGGTGTATGGGAAGAAAGAAATAAAATAAAAGTTTCTGTCTTAACTTTAGATAGTGAGTCTAAGTTAAGTAATACATCTACATCGACAATGAAAGAGAATATTGCAGAATATCTATCAGATTATAGAATGATAAATGATTACATAGATGTTAGTAATGGTAAAATAATAAATATTGGTATTGATGTAGACTTAGTTGTAGAGAGAGGTTCTTCACAATCTGAAGTTATCAGTGGGGTTAATTCAGTGATAGTAAACTATATGGATATCAATAAGTGGCAGATGGGTGATAACGTTTATATCTCTCAACTTATAGAATCAATAAGTAGTGTTGCACAAGTATTAAATGTTATAGATATAAGAGTTTTTAACAAAGTAAACGGTGAGTATTCTACTAATGAAATATCACAACCATATGTTAATAATGATAGTGATTTAAGAGAGATAGATTTATTAGATTCTTACTTATTATATGGTGAGCCTGATGGAAC